GTTTATTGATAAAGGCGGGTTGGGGGCGGGGATTGTGGACCGGCTCAAAGAACAGCGGTATAAGATTAAGGGCGTTAACTTTGGTTGGAAGTCCAAGAACCCGGCGATGTATGGGAATATGCGGGCGCAGATTTGGGGGGATATGAGGAATTGGCTTAAAAGCGCGAGCATTCCAAATGACAGGTTCTTGAAATCTGATTTGATTTCGCCTATGATGAAGCCGGATTCCAAGGGGTCGATATTCTTGGAGTCTAAAAAGGACATGAAAGCGCGGGGGCTGGCTTCTCCGGATGCTGCGGATGCGATAGCGTTGACGTTTTCGTACCCGGTGGCTCACCGAGAGTACAATTCGCGCATGGAGCGCCGGGTCGTGCATGATCGCGGCATGGTTGCAACTTCTTGGATGGGAAGTTAAAATAATTGCAATTTGAAGGTTGTTAAGCCAGCATTCAAGGATGTTTCTGTAGGGATTTTCTGGCTTTCTCCCCTGCCTTGACGAAACCAAATTGAGGCCTTCATCTTTTTTAGGAGTTAACGTGGCAACTAAAAAATCAGTATCACTAAGCGTAGGGCGCGGCGAGAAGTTGCCGGTCTCTAAAGGTGCTGGATTGACTGAGAAGGGCCGAGAGAAATACAACGCCGCCACTGGCTCGCATTTGAAAGCGCCAACTCCCAACCCTAAGACCAAAGCAGATCAGGGCCGCAAAGATTCATTTTGCGCGAGAATGGGTGCCGTTGCGGCTAATGCCAAAGACGGCGAACGCGCCAAGGCGGCGCTCAAACGATGGAAGTGTTAATCATGGCAACTAAACCTGGTTTGTACGCAAACATTCATGCCAAACAAGAGCGCATTAAAGCTGGCTCTGGCGAAAAGATGAATAAGGTTGGCAGCAAGAATGCGCCAACGGCCAAAGATTTCAAAAATTCGGCCAAGACGGCCAAGAAGGGTAAGTGATGCCACTCGTTAAATCTAAATCGCCCGAGGCTTTTCGCAAAAATGTCAAAGCTGAAGTCGCTGCTGGCAAACCTGTGAAGCAAGCCCTGGCAATTGCGTATTCGGTTAAGCGTAATGTACAATCTAAGCCTGCACCGAAGGGTAAAAATGGCTGATCCAACCGGAATGGTCGCCGCAGCCAATGTTGCTGCCGGTGGCAAACCAGCAAAATCTGATTCAGATATTTTGACTGTGGCTCGCAGCCGCCTTGACATGGCGGTTGCTGCTTTGTCTGAGTCACGCGACGATGAAATCGACGATTTGCGTTTTTATGCTGGTTCTCCGGATAATCATTGGCAGTGGCCATCGGATGTTTTGGCCACTCGCGGCGCGGTCCAAGGGCAGACCATCAATGCCCGTCCCACACTGACCATTAACAAATTGCCCCAACATGTGCGCCAAGTCACCAATGACATGCGCCAAAACCGCCCAGGGGCCAAGGTCATTCCTGTGGATGACAATGCTGATGTGGAAGTGGCCGACATTTTCAACGGCATGATTCGGCATATTGAATACATCTCGGATGCTGATGTGGCCTATGACACGGCTTGCGAGAATCAGGTGTCTTACGGCGAGGGTTACATCACCCTGATGACCGAGTATTGCGACGAAAACACGTTTGACCAAGACATTAAGATTGGCCGTGTGCGTAACTCTTTTTCGGTTTACATGGACCCGCTGATTCAAGACCCTACTGGTGCGGACGCCAAGTGGTGTTTTATTACCGAAGACCTGACCAAGGCTGAATACGAGCGTCAATACCCAGATGCTGCGCCTATTTCGACTTTGCAGTCCCTTGGCGTTGGAGATCAATCTATCAGCAACTGGCTCAATGAAGATACCGTGCGTATTGCGGGGTATTACTACATTGACTACGACAAGACTACGCTGAATTTGTATCCAGGTAATGCTACGGCGTTTGAAGATACGCCCGAAGACAAGCAGTTGCGTGCCATGTACGGCAAACCTAAACGCAATCGAGTGTCTGAGCGTCCTCGGGTTAAATACTGCAAGATCAACGGCTATGAAATTCTTGAGGAAAAAGAATGGGCTGGCAAATGGATACCGGTTATCCGTGTGGTTGGCAACGAATTTGAGGTTGATGGCCGGTTGTACGTGTCTGGCTTGGTGCGTAACGCCAAGGATGCCCAGCGGATGTACAACTATTGGGTGTCCCAAGAGGCTGAGATGCTTGCGCTTGCGCCAAAAGCGCCATTTATTGGCTATGGTGGCCAGTTTGAGGGCTACGAAGACAAGTGGAAGACCGCTAACACCAATAACTGGCCTTATTTGGAGGTCAATCCTGACGTTACAGACGGTTCTGGCTCTATCTTGCCACTGCCCCAGCGTGCCCAGCCGCCAATGGCTTCTAGCGGCCTTTTGCAAGCCAAATCTGGTGCATCTGAAGACATTAAAGCCACCACTGGACAGTACAACGCTTCTTTGGGCATGACTTCCAATGAGCGTTCGGGCAAAGCCATTCTTGCGCGTCAGCGCGAGGGCGATGTGGGCACGTATCACTATGGTGACAACCTTACCCGTGCTGTGCGCCATGTGGCCCGTCAGTTGGTTGACCTGATTCCGAAGATTTACGACACCCAGCGCATTGCCCGAATCATTGGTGAGGACGGCGAGACAAAAATGGTCAAGATTAACCCTGACCAGCCAGAGCCGGTCAACAAGATCATGGATCAAAACGGCATTGTGATTGAGAAAATATACAATCCCGGCGTTGGTAAGTACGACGTTGTAGCGACCACCGGCCCAGGCTACGCGACCAAACGTCAAGAGGCACTTGAAGCAATGGCACAACTGTTGCAGGGTAATCCTCAATTGTGGACTGTGGCCGGTGACCTTTTTGTCAAGAACATGGATTGGCCCGGTGCTCAAGAGATGGCCGCACGGTTTAAGAAAACCATTGATCCTAAGTTGCTGCAAGACGGCGATGCTGACCCAGCGTTGCAGGCTGCACAGCAGCAAATGCAGGCGATGGGCCAAGAGATGGAGCAGATGCACCAGATGTTGCAAAACGTGGGCAAATCCATTGAGATGCAAGACCAAGAGCGCAAGGACTTTGAGGCGCAGGTCAAAGCATACGAAGCCGAAACCAAGCGTATTGCAGCAGTGCAGGCATCCATGTCACCAGAGCAGATTCAAGACATTGTTATGGGCACGGTCCACGGCATGATTACATCTGGCGATTTGGTGGGTGAAATGCCTGGCCGCGAACAGAATGAAATGATGCCAGAGAACGCAGAATATGCACCGCAACAAGGAATGCCACCTGAACAAGGAATGCCACAATGAAAGCCGCTGATTTTTTAGGTCTGTTGTTCTTGGCCCGTGATGTGGCGCACAGTGTTCACCTGAACACCCGCAGTTTTTCTAAGCACACGGCGCTTAACATTTTCTATGACCGCATCATTGACGCTGCTGATGACTTTGCTGAGTCGTATCAAGGCCGTCATGGTTTGATTGGCCCCATTACCCTGCACTCGGCCAAGAAAACAACCAACATCATTGAGTTTTTGGAAGATTCATTGAAGCAGATTGAAGATGCGCGGTATGAGGTGGTTGATAGAACCGATATGTCGCTTCAACAGTTGATTGACAACATCATTGAGATTTATCTGCGTACCCTGTACAAACTTAGGTTCTTGGCATGACCGTAGTCGTTACCCACTCAACACCAGCAGATAGTTCGTTTAGCACTACTGGTGCTACGGCGTGGGATGCAAACCATACGCTGTCTGGTGTGGGGACTATGGCGGGGCAAGATGCCAATAATGTGGCCATCACGGGTGGGGCGATTGATGGCACCACAGTGGGCGCGACAACTTCAACAACGGGCGCATTTACAACACTCAGCGCATCATCTACGGTCAGCGGTACAGGGTTTAGCACATACCTTGCGAGCCCACCAGCTATTGGCGGCACGGCTGCATCAACGGGCCGATTTACAACCGTTACATCAACTATAGCTACGGGAACAGCTCCTTTTACGGTTGCCTCAACTACTGCCGTTGCCAACTTGTCTATTGGTGGTAATGCGGGTACTGTAACCAACGGCGTATATACAACTGATACAGGAACTGTTACCAACACAATGTTGGCAGGCTCTATAACCAATGCCAAATTGGTTAACTCATCAATTACGTTTGGTTCTACTGCTCAAGCTCTTGGCTCTACAGTAAGTGGAATAAACGGCGTAACAATTGATAACGGTATTATTGGCGGCACTACTGCTGCTGCGGGTACGTTTACTACGCTGACGGCTACGGGGCAAACATCTTTGGGTGGTGCTGCTGGTGCTGAATCTTTTAGGGTAGTAACCCGCGCTTCTGCAACTGATTATGTAGAAGCGGATGGAGGCACTTCTGGCACATCTGGTGTTTATTTGTCTGCACAAGGCTCTTCAACAAACATAAATTTATTTTTAAGCGCAAAAACCGGAGCAGTTCGGTTTTATACAGGTGGAAAAGGAAGTTTAGAACAATTCCGTGTATCCAACACAGCCTCTGCTGTTAACTATGTACAAGTAACGGGTGCTGGCGCAGGAAATCCTCCTGTTATTTCTTCTCAAGGCGCAACAACTCCAGACCTTGATTTAACCCTAACCCCCAAAGGTGCAGGCCGTGTCAACATCACAACCAGCATCAAACCCAAAGTAAATAGCACAACAAGCGTCACATCTCCATTGGCTTGGAACAGCACTTCATACGATGAATATGCTTTAACTGCTTTGGCTAATGCTTTAACAATTAGTGCTGATGCAAACACTGCTCCTGCTGATGGTCAACGAATGATGTTCAGATTTAAAGACAACGGCACAGCTCGTGCATTGACTTGGACAACAGGTGCAACAAACGCATTTAGGGTTGTTGGCGTAACGCTACCCACTACAACCGTGGCAAGCAAACTGCTATATGTCGGATGTATATACAACGCTGCTGATAGCCGTTGGGATGCTATTGCTGTGGGGCAGGAGGCATAATTATGCAAGCAGCAAAACTTTTTTTTAGTTATCTATATAACAAAACAAATAATGCAATTTACAAAGCAAATGTAGGAGAAGGTCTTCCAAGGCACGAACATATATTTGCTCACACTACCGTGTGCATTCAAGGAAAAATTATTGTCCGCAAGGAAAATAAAGAAATAATTATCAGCGAGCGTGAAAATCCGTTACTGCTCACTGAAAATGAATGGCATGAAATAGAAGCAATCGAAGATAATACTATTTTTATAAACCAATTTCCGCTTGGAATGGAAGAATAATCATGGCTATTCTTGCAGTCATTAACTCAACTACAAATCAATTAGTTGGCACAATTGTGGCTGAATTAAACGATTATTGCCCGGAAGGATGCTATTTTGTAGAGTTGCCACCAAACCATAAATGGGTAAATGGTGAAATTTTTGACGCTATGGCAACATTGCCAATAACACAGTTGCAGGTGTTTTAATGCCTGTAATTGTTATTAAATCAGGCACAAGATGGTTTGTTCCCGGCGACTGCCAAGTTGCAACCATTGAAGCTGTTGGTGCTGGAGCAGATGGAGCTTCTCCCGGAAGTACAACTCCCGGTAATGGTGGAGCATATGCAAAATCTATTGGCGTTACATTTACACCCGGTTCTTACGTTTATATAAATATACCCGCTGGAGGTTCTGGTGGACAAACATGGCTGAATACTGCCGCAGCAACCGCACCAAGTTCTGCGGCTACGGGTGTTGCTGCTGCTGGAGGAATAACAGACCCCGCAAGTCAAAGTGCGGCAAGTAGGTACACATCAGGTACAGGTAATTTTTATAAAGGCGGATTAGGCGGTTTTACAAACTGCGGCCCATGTCAAGGGCAAGGTGGTGCGGCAGGACCGCAAGGAAACGGTGGAGATGGCGGTACTCCCGGTACGTATGGTTATGGCGGTGGCGGTGGTGCTAACGGTGGAGGAAATGGTGGTAATGGTTTAGCCACTGTTGGAGGTGTAGGAGGAACTGGACGAACAGGGTCTGCTGGAGGAGCTGGAGCTGTTTCAGGAGTTAGTGCTGGAGGCAATGGAACAAATGGTTCTGGCGGCGGAGGAGGCGTAGGAGGATGTGTGGGTTTTCAATTAGGTGGAAACGGTAGTCTTGATATTATTTCTGCATGGACTGATTTTGCAGGAAATACAAATGGTGTAGGTTCGGGGGCAGGGGCTAATACGAATGATTCTTCTCATGGTCAAGCAGGAGGCCCCGGAGGTGGCGGTGCGGGTACTTTAGGCCAAGGCATCATTATCATCACTTATACTCCCGCAGCAGTAAGCGGTACATATACAGAAGTAGTTACAGCTACACGACCAGTTTACTTACCATTAGGGGTAACATCAATAACCGCAGAGGCTATTGGCCCCGGATCGGCTGGCGGTGTTAAAACGGATACTAGCACTACTGTGTTTCGCGGAGGCGGCGGTGGAGCTTATTCAGTTAACACAGTTTCATCTGGATTAACTCCCGGTGGCACTGCATATGCCAACGTGCCTGCAGGCTCTGCATTTGGCTCCACTGCGGATAGCTGGTTTAACATTTCTACAAATACAGTTCCATCCATATCTCAAGGTGTTCTTGCAAAAGGTGCTTCAAGTAACATAGGTGGACAATCATCGTCGTGCGTTGGAACTGCTTTTTCCGGAGGATCAGGCGGGTTATCACAACTTCAAAGTACAACAACAAATAAACAGCGAGGAGGCGGAGGTGGTGGAGCTGCTGGACCGGGAGGAATTGGTCAAGATGGTGGTTCAGCTTCAACCGCTATAGCAAGTTCAATAAACGGCGGCGGTGGAGGCGGCGGTGGAACAAACGGGGGCAGTTCAACCAGTCCTGCAACAGTTAATACAACAACCGGGGGAGCAGGCGGTTTAGGGCCAACGGGTACTGCTGGAGGAGTGGGGGCCACAACAACACCAACCCTTGCTGGAGATGGTAGTAACGGTTCTGGTGGTGGCGGAGGTTCTGCTTATGCAACCACAGGTTCCTCTAACACTAAATACAGAAGTGGCGGTAAAGGTAGCCAGTATGATGCATACACTTTTGGCGGCATTACATACGGCCCCGGCTCTGGCGGCGGCGGCGGCGGTATTGGTTCTTCTACTGCAAACTTTGGTAACGGTGGTAATGGCGGCGGTTATGGCGGCGGAGGTGGCGCTGCGTCTGGTATAGCAGGGCTTGGACAAGTTGCAGGCATAGGCGGCCCAGGAATTGTGTTTATTACTTATACTGTGGTTTCTTCCTCGCCAACAAACACATCCAACTTTTTCATGATGTTTTAAGGATAAACATGGCACTCATCAAATCAATTGACACAGACTACGGCATTCCAGCGGCATACTGGAACATTGGCGCAGTCCAAGAAGACTTCAAAGGCAAAGGCACTGAAGTAACTTTTTATGGCTATGCCTCCAAAGAAGCCCGTGATGCTGGCAAACAGCCTTTAAGCGCAGGCAAAGTGCAGATTGCTGGCGATGAGTACGTTGCAGGTGCAGACCGTGCGGCGTTATACTCTATCATCAAGCAAAAGCCTGAATTTGACGGCGCACAAGACGTATGATACCTGGACCATTTTTTGGCGGCGCATTTTTTGGTGGTGGATTTTTTAAGTCTATTGTGGTGTACGCAGATCAATTGTTGATTAAACTTCGGTCATTTACCGAAAGAAGGAGATTTTAATGGCTATCAACCTTAAAGCAATTACCTCGGTAATGGGCTACCAGCAGATCACAAGTTTGAGTTCTGCAACCCGATTGACCGTTCCACCCAAAGACCTAACCGGTTTGGTTGGCACACCCCGCATTGCCATCATTACCCCAGAAGGTCAAAACGTGCGTTGGCGCGATGACAATGTGGCTCCAACTGCTTCGGTCGGTATGCCATTGGCATCAGGCGTCACTTTGCAATACGATGGCGATTTGTCTCAAATCCAATTTATTGAGACAACATCTGGCGCTAAACTCAACATCACTTACTATTCTTAAGAGGTCAAAATGCAAGTCTCTAACGACACCCCAGCATTGAACTACGTTGAGTATTTCACCAAGCAGTTGCCTGTTGACTTGGCTACTATGGCCGCATTGCGCGATGAATTGGCCATTCGCCAAGGCGCTTTGTCTGCCGCCCAAGATGCTATCACTGACCGCACTAAAGCTGCTGAAGAATTGACTAAAGCCAAAAACGATGCAGATGCCATGCTTGCTCAAGCGCGTCAGACTTTGGATGATGCCAAAGCCTCGGCTGCTGATTCAAAAGCCCAGGCTGATGCTTTAGAGGCTCAAAAAGTTGCCGTCAATGCTGATTTGGTTGCGCGTGAAGCTGATCTTGCCAAACGCGAAAAAGCAGCTGCTGCGCTTGATTTGCGCCAACAAAGTTTGCAAGACAGTCTTGATGCCAAAGAAGCTAAGTTGTTTGCCGATCAAGCCGCCCTTGATGCACGGGTCAAAGCGTTTCAAGATAAAGTTGCCGCGTTGAGCGCGTAAGGACAAAAACATGGCCGTATTCCTCTCACCCGTGGGCGGCGTTGCGGCCCAGTTTTTTACCAACACCGGCGTTGTATTGACCGGCGGTAAGTTGTACACCTATGCGGCTGGCACAACTACGCCGCAAGCTACATACACAACTTCATCTGGTAACACATCTCGCGCAAATCCAATTGTTTTGGATTCTGCTGGGCGCGTACCTGATGGGGGTGAAATTTGGCTTACGGGTAATGTTTTTTACAAATTTGTATTAAAAGACAGTAGTGATACTTTAATTGCAACTTACGACAATGTTGGTGGAATTACTGATAGTTCATCTTTATTGGCTTATGAAGCATCCATTGCATCCTCTACAGGTTCTTCGTTAGTAGGATTTATCCAATCTGGTGGAAATGCAATTACAGTACAAAGTAAATTGCGCCAAACTATTAGCGTAAAAGATTTTGGCGCTAAAGGTGATGGTACAACTGATGATACTGCCGCTATTGCAGCCGCAGAAACTGCTTGTTTTGCATCTGGTCAATCTTTGTATTTTCCCGCTGGAACTTATAAATGTTTAACTGGATTGACAAAGAAAGCTGTAAATTGGCATGGCGATGGGAAATATAAATCCATCTTATCTTATTACGGAACTGGCACATTTATTAACGCAACTGGCACTACAAGTTCGCGTGTAATTTGCACAATTTCTGATATGGGGTTTGATGGTACAAATGCAAATGCCAATGCTGTTGGCTTTACTTTTGGTTGGAACCAGCGTTCTACACCATTGGTAAGAGTTTATATTTCTAATTTTGGTTATTACGGCATTTATTTTAATGACCAAAACTGGATTGTTGATTTTTATGACGTTCAAATAGATACTTGCGGCAAACGTACTACAAACGGTTGCGGTATTTATAAAAATACTTTGGTTGATTCTGGAACATGGAATTCAATTAGTTTTTACAGTTTGACCGTTGAGGCTTGCGGCAGAAGCGATAGCGCGGCGGGTGCAATCAATTTACCAACAACAAGCGCTAACCGTGGGTTGTATTTTTATAGCCCTTGCATTGAAGGAAATTTTGGTACTTCTGAAATTATTGTTACAAACATGGCAGATTGCCAATTTTATAACTTGTACATGGAAGTTATTTCGGCTCAAGCAATCAATGCTGTTGAGTTGTATGGTGTAACTGGTGGCTTTACTGGTGGCTACATCACGGGCGACAACATTGTTAACAATTTGTGTGGCATTAAAATTCGTGCTGGTGGAGCATATGTTTCTAATGAAATTGAATTAGACAAAATTACTATTTTAAATTTTGCCGCATCTGTTAATGCAGAAGTTGCAAAAGTTTGGACAAACCAAATTCATGGTGATAGAGTTTTTACAGACCCAAGCACAAACACACAATTTTTTGGTGATTATTCACCACGTGTTTCTGCTGTAAAAAACGCCACCCAAACAATAACATCTGGTTCATTTCAAAAAGTTACTTTTCAAACTGAGATATACGATCTTTGCGGAAAGTTTGCAAGCAGTACATGGGCACCTGAAACAATTGGAACATATCAAATTGATGCTGGCATTCGTTTTACAACTGGCGTTGATCAAACAAGAATTGTTATTGCAATTTATGTTCGAGGGTCTGCTGTCAAAACAGTGGCTTTTAATTGTTCTGGAACTGGCGAACAAACTATTTCAATCAGTGCTCAAGTTGATACTCAGATTATTACAGACACAATTGAAATTTATGTTCGCCAAGACTCTGGCTCAGACAAAATAATTTCTTCTGCTTCTAGTGAAACTTGGTTTATGGGAAGTTTGATTGGTAGGGTTTCTTAATGTCAAACAGCAAAATTTCCGCACTTACATCCGCAACGACTCCGTTGGCGGGTACGGAAACTTTGCCAATTGTTCAAAGCAGCGCCACAACAAAAGTAACAATTGCAAACGTGACCGCCGGACGCGCAGTGTCAACACTTAGTGTCACATCACTTGGGCCAAATGGAATTCCAATTACGTTGCAAGAAATTACTGCTGCACCATCAAGTGCCACTGCTGCTTATGTTGGCGTATCTACTAGCGCATTTCCTGGTGGCTCTAACGGCGATCTAATTTTAATTCCGCGCACAAGCAGTGCGGCTGATGTACGGATTTATGTTGGTAGTGGAACTCCTACTGAAACTCTTGTTATTCAAGGTAGCACTAAAGATATTCGTATTGGTTCTGGAAACCTTGTACCCACTACAGCAGCAAAAGGTGTAAACTTCACCGCCAACACCCCCGCATCGGGTATGACAAGCCAGTTGCTAAATTGGTATGAAGAAGGCACTTGGACGCCAAACCAAGGTTCAGGTTTAACTGTTGTAGGTGCTTTTAGTTCAACTGGTAAATATACCCGTGTTGGTCGTAATTTAACAATTAGCGGAACAGTTACTGGCGCAACAAGTGTTGCCGTAGCTGCGGCTGGTATTATCACAACGAATTTGCCGTTTACTGTAGGAACTGCTGGACATGGAAATGTTACTAATGCAGCTTTAACTTCTTTTTCCGCAATTATTTGCACAAGTACAAACGTAACTTCTGCTGGTGCAATTGCGGCTACGGGAACACTTACGTTTTCGGCAACTTATTTTGTTTAAGGAACATTATGTTTGAAAAAACAACCGTTGTTGATCGCATTGAAATATTGGCTAACCACACGGTAGCTGTGCGCTATGTGGTAACCGTCACCGAAGATGGGAAGCCATTTGCTGATGGGGTTAAAGGCAATTATTTTAAGCCTGGTGATGATTACAGCGGCGAGGACGCCAAAGTGCAGGCAATCTGCGCTACAGTACATACACCTGAAGTGATTGCTGCTTATGTAGCTGCACAAACAAAAGAATTTGCCGCATAATAGCGGCATAAACCTTATCGGCCAGGTTGACCGAGGAATCTTAGGATTCATTTAAATGACTGAAGAAGTCCAAGCCCTAGCGGAAGTAGACTCCGCGCCAACCACGGATGTGACGGCCACACCTGAAGTTGCTGAAAGTACGCCGGAAGTAGCTGAACAACAGCCAACCAAGACATTCTCGCAAGAGGAACTTGACGCTGCCATCGGCAAACGCCTCGCAAGAGAGCAACGTAAGTGGGAACGAGAGCAAGCACAACGGTCTGCGGAAACGCAAATTGTGAAAGCTGCACCAACTGCATCCGTTGATCAGTTTGAAAGCCCTGAAGCCTATGCGGAAGCCTTGGCCTACCAGCGTGCTGAAGAACTGATTGCCAAACGTGAAGCAGCCAAGCAGCAATCGGCTGTTCTTGAGAGTTATCACGATCTTGAGGAAGAAGCGCGGAGTAAATATGACGACTTTGAACAAGTCGCCTACAACCCCAAACTTCCAGTTACGAATGTGATGGCTGAAACGATCCAGTCTTCGGAGATTGGGCCTGAGTTAGCGTACTATCTCGGCTCTAACCCTAAAGAAGCGGAACGTATCTCACGCATGACGCCCTTGAGCCAGGCGAAAGAAATTGGGAAAATTGAAGCCAAATTGGTTTCAGCGCCCCCAGTTAAAAAAACAACTTCTGCACCAGCGCCAATTTCGCCGGTAACTGCACGCTCCTCTGGAGCGCCAGCTTATGACACTACGGACCCACGGTCTACCAAGACAATGACGGACTCGCAGTGGATTGAAGCTGAACGCAGGCGCCAGCTAAAGAAGTGGGAAGCGCAGAACCGCTAACTTCTTTGATTTTTTAAAGGAACTTAAATGTCCAATAGTATCTTAACCATTGACATGATCACACGGAAAAGTCTCGAAATCCTCGAGAACAACCTTGTGCTCACCCGTAACGTGAACCGCCAGTACGACGATAGCTTCGCTGTCGAAGGTGCAAAAATCGGTTCAACTTTGCGTATTCGTTTGCCCGACCGCGCTTTGGTGACTGACGGTGCCGCCCTGCAAGTTCAGGATGACAACGAACAGTACACCACTTTGACCGTTGCCAGCCAAAAGCACATCGGTATCAACTTCACATCTGCTGAATTGACCATGCAATTGGATGACTTTGCTGAACGTGTGTTGAAGCCTCGTATCAGCCAGTTGGCCTCCAGCATTGATGCTGACGTTGCCAACGCTTATCTGAACATTGGTAACTCTGTCGGTACTCCTGGCACCACTCCCGCCACTTCTTTGGTGCTGTTGCAAGCCCAGCAGAAGCTGAACGAGAACGCTGCCGTGATGACCCCACGTTACGCTACCGTTAACCCTGCCGCTAACGCTGGTTTGGTTGAAGGCATGAAAGGTTTGTTCAATCCTACCGACACTATCAGCAAGCAGTTCAAGAACGGCATGATGGGTACT